GTGTATGTGTATCTGTCAGACATTTCCACAGCGACAGTAAATTGGCCCGCTGCCGACAGAATGGCAAAGAAGAAAAATAACAAAAGGGGCAAATCTCTCCGGTCCCAGTGCCCCGCATTTTGATAACGCGACAACGCCCAGGTTAGGTATGCCAGCCCACTAATAGCAAAACCGATCAGGATCGCTAAATTTTCATTAAACTGAGGTTCTAGTGTGCGCGGGCTCCAGTTAAAAATGCCCCACATACTAATCGCGCCGCCAATAAAGAGAAAGCCTAGAACTTTCCAATAATTTGGTTTCCTCGGCACAGCCCAAAACGCGCCGAATATTACGGCCCCAATTGGGATTGTTATTAGGCCCGCCGTGTACACAAGGTTACTCAGGTCAACAAGCCCGATGAAGTGTAGCCCAATTTTCCAAAAATATCCGATATTGAACACCGATAATGCAACGATGGCGATAAGCGTAATCGCGGATATATATCTGTTCAAATATTCCATGATCATCTTTCTCAAAAATGCATACACATCTAGCTAAGCCACAGCGTTCTTGGGGCTTGATGATGTGGTCCCGTCATGATTTCTCTTGCTCGTTGCGAGCGCAACCCAGTCTTTCACCTCACGGTCCACCAAGCTGCAAACATTGTTTACAAATAAGCTGACGTCCGTTTCCTCAGATTTATCGTACGGCGTAGTATGAGATTGAAATTTTGCTAATTCATTCCATAAAGCATTCGCAGTCATCTCATGCCGCACTGCATCCTCTTTATACGTAAAGCTACTTAGAAGTCCGGATGCGATCGTTACAAAGCCAGCTGGGACACCCCTAACCCAAGCAAACATTTCTGGGTGAGGTAGCCAACTGACCCATTCCGGCGGAATGGTCATAATGCCTGCGAGGGTGGCCACTACACCGCCGACTAACACAACGGCTTGCCAAAAGAACCAGCGTGCGTGATTGTACTCAAACAAGTCCTCATAATCAAAGATACAATATTTGCAATAAGCAATCGCTTTTTTTGCTTGATCAGACGGACGCGCGTCCGAATTAAAAAAACTGTTTCGCAGTGTCTCATTGTGGTCCTTAATACGCCTTCTTCGCTGCCCAAAAAATGTAAACATAACTCCTCCATCTCGGGGGTGAGCATGACGATCGTATATAACAATAATACAGGATTGGAGCCTACTCCCAGAAAGCAGCCCTCGTCCATCAATAGCAGCGAGCCCAGCACGCGGCAGCGCGGCATGAGCGCCAAACTTAAAGAAATCAAGATTATGACTTTTCTGTTTGGCCGGCGCGCCGCGCAGCGAAGATCGCTACATTTCAGGATGCCCCCCTGGCGTTGTCACGCCGCATCGTTGTGCTGCTTTAGCAGCAGATTGATCATCTCGACTTGCGCGGCGATGATGCCTTCCAGTGCACGGATCGTGTCGTGCAGGGCCGCCACCTCCGCACTCAAAGCGCGCTCTGTGTTGCTTTGGCTCAGCGCATATTGTTCAACGATGCTTGTGGGCGTTGGAGGTTTCTTGCGCGGTCTATACGGGATGACGTTATCCATGGCGCTGCTGCTTATCCTTAATCGGCGCAACGCTACCATCAGCGACGCCTCGCAACATGGCGATCTCGCTGCGCAGTTCGCCAATCTCCTTGCGTAACTCCGCAACGAAATGCGCAACTCCTTGACCGCAAATTGCCGCTAAATCGTTCATGCCGGCTTGAACTTGCTTGCGGATGCGCGCATCGCACCAGCGATCCCAGCGGGCTTGTGTCCCGCGATCCATTATCGCGTTCAATCGTTCCTGCTCCTTGTGGTGGACACGCTTCGTCCGCTGGCGCACCGGCTCAGGCGCTTGCCATTGCGGCGGGGTCTCGCCTGTTGCTTCGTGAATTTCGCGAATGGCCATGTCGTCTTCCATGCCGGCGGTGCGGCCTAACGCAGCTTGTGCGCGTTGCCTGATATTATGAAGGCGCTCGTTCATGACGCGGGTCCACCCCATGTTGCGCCGGTGAGATAAGCGACGACGCCAGCTTGCCGTAGTGCCCAAGCGCAACTCAGCACGACGCGGAGCACAACAAGGTCTTGCTGGAACGTGCTCAATATTGGCGCGGCCATAGTGGGCGGTGTACCGACTGTGCTGAATTGGCCAGCCGACGTGTCATACACAGGCGTCGCTTCTATTGAAGCGGAAATGCGCGGCTCGCTCCCGAAGCCAGAAGCAAACGCAGTCGGGTCGAGAGCAATTACCGTGCCTGCTGAAAGTGAAAGACATGGCCAAATCACTGCATCTGCCCATAGGCGCAGACGAGCGCTCCTTTCTTGTTTTGGATGCATCACATAGACCGTGCTGCCGCCGCCACCATCGGCGACGGCGCCCGCGAGGTTTTCCATGTCCTCAAGCATCGCGTCGCCCTTGGCAGTCGCTGACGATGCAGTGATTGCACTCAGGCCGGCAAGCAAACCGCTCGGCTGATCCGCGCCGGTCGTGACGCTGAACATTGTGGCGTCCAGCGACGCGGCAATGTCTTCTTTCATCAATTGAGCAATGATCGTGTCCGCGCCGGCATGTTCCACAAGCTCTCGTGTCATGCCGACGATCAATCCGAGTTTTTTCGCCGGGCCGAGGGTCGCAGCGTCTAGGGCGTATGGCTTCACCGGGATCGCTGCGCCTTGCCCAATCCAACTAACATCGGTCGCCGGCTTGCCATTTACGCGGCGCGGAATGTTCACGCTATTGCGTCCGGCTAATGGGATGCGCATGCCGGCGTCTATCAGTCGTGCGGCGACGCTCATGGGCGCGAGGCTCTGGACGAAGTCGGCAACCATGTCCGGCGCCAGCGTGTCGGCCCAGCCGCTCCCACTTGTGCTTGCCGGCGTCGTCGTCGCCCTTATCAACGCAGGCGTCACGGTGTCGCGCGGCCAAAGTCGCTTGGCCATCGCTTCTGGATTGCGGTCTGCTAGATTAGCGGCTGCCTTGGCGGCGGCGATGAACGCGCGCTCCACATAAATCGCGGAGCGCGGACGTTCGTTCGGCATAAATGGTCTGTTCATGCCCGCCAGCATGCAGACTTCAGCGCGCCCCCATTCGTTATGAGTAACGGTTTCTCTGGGCAAGGTAGCGCCGCGCCCATTCTTCAAGAATTTCATCGGCCTGCCGCGCAACCTCGCCACGGTTGCGGCTTTCGGCCTCGGCGGCGGCAGGGCTGGCGCCGCCATCAACCGCGCGGGCAATCAGCGCCTCAAGCACAATGGGGCGCAGGCGGACCGGGGGTGTGGGGTCGCCCCTGCGCTGCCGGTAGCGGCGCTGCCTTTCCGCACGGCGGCGCCTGCGGGCCTCCCTGGTTTCGGTGCTGCTAGGCATCACCGCACCGCCCTAAATCCGCCCCGTGCCGCCTTTGCCGCGGGCGCACAGGCGGCAGGCGGGCGGGGCTGGGTGGGCGCCCCCTCCCAAAAAAACGCGCCGCAGGGTGGGTCGTCGTTTCACGCCCTACCCTAAGGGTACAGTGGTGAAACGAAACGTCAGAAAGAGGCTTCAAGAAGCAGCCTCGTTTCTGCGTCTCGTTTCGCATGAAACGCCTGCCCTGCAACCGGAACTGCCATGTCGTTTCATATTTTCGTTTCACGACGCAACACCACCTAAGTGTTTTGCAAACACCCCCGAAATCGTTTCAGGGTTTAAAAGCCTAAAATGGTCCTTCCCCGGCCGGCTCGGCCGCCCTTTGCCCGGCCCGGTTCAGCGTCCAACGGCCGCCGGCCTGGGTGACAAGTCTCCGCGCTTCCAGGTCGCGCATCACGCGATTGGCGAGACTTTTGTTCGGCTCGCCGTTGGCGTAGCGCCAGCCGATTGCCGCCGCCAATTGCGCAAGGGAGGCGCCCGGTTGGGCTCGCATCGCCGCGAGCAATTCGTCCTGACGGCGGCGGCTTACGCCTTCCGCTCCGGCTGCTTCGTCGGCAGTGAGTGGCGCAGCAGTTACGGTCCACAACAGTCGGCCCTTGCTGTCGCGGAGCCGGTCCGACGTGCTGGGCGTCAGCTTGAACGGCACCGGAGCAAAATCAGGCCCGCGCAGTTTGCCGTGCCAATGGAGCTCAACAATCTTCGGGATTTCTGACCTCACGACAAGTACGAGATTGCCATCCACTTCATTCAGGAACGCGCCGCCCCCACGCGGCAGCAAGTTGTCGGCATTGAAATTTTTCACCGGGTGGCAGAGCACGACGATTGCCGGCCCGTCGTTGAAGCCCGTCAGCGTGCGCAACATCCGCGCATAATTTCCAAGTTGGGTGTTATCATTTTCGTCATTGCCTTCAAAAAACGCGGCGGCGCTGTCAATGACGACGAGGCTAAACGGGCCGCGCTGTTCAGTTTCGGCGTTGAGCCGGTCGCGCAGCGCGGAGATCGCCATCTGGCCGGCCACCCAATGCGCGCCATCGGCGGCGTCGCCGAGCGTCATTTCTTCAGACAACCGCAGCCAACGCATGCGAACATCGTCAGCATTTTCTCCGGCAAAAAATAACACCTTGCCACGCTCCACTGTGCGGTCGCCAATCGGCGTACCGCTCACGACATGCGCTGCCAGCCGTAGCGCAACCGTCGTCTTGCCGGCATTGGTCGGCGCTGTCAGCCCGTATAAGAAACGCCGCTGCACGAGGCCGTCGATCAAAAAATCTGGCGGCGAAAAACCGCTGACGAACTCCGCATTGCTTAGCACAAGTTTTGCGGTTGAATTTTCCGGCCGATAAATCGGCGTCGCTTCAATCTGCGCAAGCAGTTCTTCCCGTGTGTGGCCGGACGAAAGCCAGTCGCTGACGTCGCCGTGCTCCGCCAGCCCCGGCAGGCTGACGATCCTTACTTCGCGAACGATGCCGACTAGATGCCTCGCGACCTGCAGCGCGTGACGGCGGCCGGGCTCGTCATTGTCTTGGAAAATATTGATCCGAGTTTTGCCTTCAAACCATTTATCGAGTTCGCTTGTCCATTTGCCTGCGCCCTCCGAGCAACACGTCGCGGCGAGGCCGAGCGCGGAGACGTTGTCGGCATCCTTTTCGCCCTCGGTGATGTGGACGGCCTGCTCCGGCCCAGCGGCGATCAGTTCTGGCAACCGATAGGGAATTTTTGGTCCGCGCGGCTTGCCCCACGCCCACTGACTGCCATCCCAATGTGCTTGCAGAAATTGTTTTTGATCCGTGCGCTGGACGAGCAGATAGTTCGTGCCGTACTCATCGCAATAAATGTATTGCGCGATGACTTTGCCGCGCCGCTCTTCGCCGGACTGATACGACCAGCCTTCGCGCCTGCCGCCGTCCTCGTCGTCACAGCAGCCGGCGGCGGCGAGCTCGTCATCTAAGAGGTGCTGAAATTCACCGCCGCTTGTCTGCTCGCGGTACCGCGCGCGGAAATAGGCGCGCTCCCGCTTCGTCTCCGGCCGGGCGAAACCGCGCGTGCGCGCTTGCTCGCCTGTGTTGGCTCCGTTAGGCTTGGTGTCGGATGAACTTTGATTAAGCGCCTCGGTGGCCGCCTCGCCACCGGGGCGATTTGTTTCTTCGTCCATGTTTACGCATCCCTTCCTCCTCTCTCTTTTTGTTGCGCCAGGGCTGTTGGCGCGGTTTCAGTAATTCGCCGACGCGGGCGCTGCCAGTCCGATTGTTGGACAATTCCGAATATTGTCTTTGGTGACCGGAGAGCGCTTTTGAGCGGGTTGGACAAGCTAAGCGCTTGGAATAATTGCATGTGGGCACGCCTCCCGGGCCCACCACGCATTCCCTGTCGAACCCAGTTTTTCCGGTCTCCGCGAAAAGTGGCTCAATTTCCGGCCATTCTACGTTTTGTGGCGGAGGGTTTTGGTCTCTGCTGAAGCAGGAATGCTCGAAGCGCCAATTTCGTACCTTCGGTCTCTGGCCGCGCAAAATCGCTTTCCCCAATTGTGGCACGGGTCACGGCAGAGACTCGGTTCGACAGGAGTGGAGCATGGTTGTTGTGCGGGTGGCAGGGCCGCACAGCCGGAGTCGTCCGATCCGAATAGGGATAGATGGCGATAGACAGGAAAAGCCGCTTAGGTTTGTGCGAGCCCAAGCTGGAGATATTGACGCGACCACTCGGCGGATGGGTCGTATAAACGGGTCACGCCGAGCCCGTACGGCAAGCTTCCGTTGACAGCGGCCTTCACGAGGTCTGGAGCCAGGAACGCGAGTGAGATGGTCATGTTGACCTTGCGCACGCTGCAGCGTTCACGAGCCGCGATCGCGTCGATATCGCCAATGGCGCCAGTGACGAGTTCGTTGAGCCAGGTACGGCCTTGGGCGATGGCGGCAATGAGAGTTGCACGTGTCTCAATGCGGATGGGCCGAAAATCTTTTCCGTTGCTGGCAGCGGGTGGGATGATCTCGCGCCGACACTTCGACGGCGGTTTCTTCCACGGGATCTGGAGGAATCGTCTATTAAACTTGCGATCAAGAACATCTGAGTCTCGCAGAACTTTCATCTCGATGATTAGCTTGCTGGGATAGACCTCGACACGGCTCACGTAGTCATTGAGAAGGCGTTCGTTGCTTTGAGTTTTCTTGGTGGTGTTGATATCGCGACGCAGGGCATCGGCAACGATCTTTTCAACTTCAGCCGCCGGGACTCGCCGGATCGTCCCGGCCCGTTCTGGCTGTCCCTGAAGAAGCGGTGCCGAGATGTAGTAGCGATAGGTTATCCCTCTCTTGCGGGTGTGGCTTGGGCTCATCCGGTTGCCGCGATCATCAAAGATGCGGCCCATCAATGGCGCTTCGGATGCTGCACGCCTTGCAGGGGAGGGCTCGTTGTTCTGACCGGCGAGCTTGGCCTGCACTGCGTCGAAGAGGTCGCGGTCGAGAATCGGCGGATGGTTGCCCGGCAGGATATCGCCCTTGTAGACGACTTCGCCGATGTAGAAGCGGTTGCGCAGCAAGTAGCCAAGTGAACCGCGGGCGAAGGGGATGCCCCCAACTGTACGGCCATCCGATAACCGACGTACCCTGGTCACGACCTTCCGCCGGTGCAGCTCTCTGAGCAAGCGATTGAGACTGCCGAGCTCCAGGTAGAGTCGAAATATCGTCCTGACCCGCTCGGCTTCGACTTTATTCACGACGACCTTGCGGTCCTTGACCCGATAGCCCAGGGGCACCATGCCTCCGACCCATAGTCCCTTGCGCTTGGAGGCCGCGATCTTGTCGCGGATGCGCTCCGAGGTCACCTCGCGTTCGAACTGGGCAAATGACAGGAGCACATTCAGCGTCAGACGTCCCATCGAGGTGGTGGTGTTGAACTGCTGGGTGACCGAGACAAAAGAGACCCGATGGGCGTCGAACAGCTCCACCAGCTTGGCAAAGTCCGCCAGCGAGCGGGTCAGCCGGTCGACCTTGTAGACGACGATGACGTCGATTTTGCAGGCGCGCACGTCGGCGAGCAGACGCCGGAGGGCCGGTCTCTCCATGGAGCCGCCGGAGAAGCCGCCATCGTCATAGCGGGCCCGGGCGAGCGACCACGCGGCATGGGCCTGGCTGCGGACATAGGCCCTCGAGGCCTCGTACTGGGCATCCAATGAATTGAAGTCCTGCTCCAGGCCCTGGTCGGTGGAGACCCGGGTATAGATCGCACAGCGAACGTTTTTTGTGGACCTCATGGCTTCGACTCTTCCTAGGAGGCTTGCCGGTCTCGCAGGCCGAAGAAGCGGGGGCCGTTCCAGCGGCTGCCGGTGATGGCGAAAGCGACCTTGGACAGGCTCGGATAGGTCTTCTCTTTCCAAGCAAAGCCCTCGGGCAACACCATGACCCGTTGCTGCTCGCCCTTCCATTCCCGCACCAGCAGAGTGCCGGGCTTCAGAAGACGCTTGTCTTGGCTGCGCTGGGCGGTCTGGTTGCTGGCGGTGCTGTTTGGGCGTTCCAACTGGTGCTTGGTCCCGTCATCGAGGTCACCCAGCCGATCCGCCTGGAGCCGGTAGGCCAAAACGCGGAACAACAGATGGCGGGGGAGGTGCGCCGGGGCCCTTCGCCGGAACACCGTATGCCAGCGGGCCCGTAGTGCCTTGACGTCGAGGCCGCGCAGGCGCGCGACCTCGCGTTCGAGTTCTCGCCGGTCTGGCGGCGTTGGACGGCTCCTGGCCCGCGACATAGCAATTAAGCTGATCGCCGGCCGCGACCGCGGGAAGCTGAACGGCTATTGCCGCTCTCGACGATCCGGTAAACGCGCTGACCATCGTCGAGCTTCTCAGAGGTCAGGCTCAATCGCAGCTTCTTCCGTACGACACCGGCCAGGAAGCCACGCACGGAATGCTGCTGCCATCCGGTTGCATTCATCATGGCTGAGATAGACGCTCCGGCGGGCAGCCGGAGCATTGCAATTACATTCGCCTGCTTCGAAGTGGGTTTGACCGGTTCAGCCTGTTGCGTTGATGTCGACTTGTTCCGTCGAACCGCATGTCGCGTCGAGCTAAGGGCCTTCGTGGCCTTTCCTATTGTCGCTTTCGGCTTTGCCGGTTGCCTCCCAGAGGTGCGGTTGCTCTTTGCGGAATTTGTCATCGGGATCCTCCATTCGGTTACTGCGGCCCGTTGCCGCCACCACCGAAGCCCCACCTCAGCCATCAAGCCGGCGGGGCTGGATCCCGAGAGCAACACTAACGTCCCGGAACTGCGCCCAGTACCGCTCTGTTCGCCCTCGAATGCCAGTCTTTTCTGGATAATCTTATTGCTCGTTTGCGGCGCTTCCGATCATCGAACCAAGCTTCCGCAAAACCGGCCATACGGCGGTTCGAAATCTTGTTCGCCGGCGCAAGTATGAGGCCGCTGGTTGGCGCTGGACGCGTGTTGAAGAGGCGCGGCATTTCCTGATGTCGCGACGATTTCTTGAACTTGGTGCCAGGTCGGCTTCACCCAGGTCGCGCCCCAAAATTTGCTCTAAGGTGTTTATTCTGGTTGTATCAACCGCGTTTGCCCGTCAAAAATTGGCGGGGTATCCGTCTTGCTTATCAGCAGGTCAGATCGTGACGTACAAAAAGGGCCAGCATCCGGGCACTATTTGGCGGAAGTCCGATCTTCAGTGTCACTCCCCGCGCGACCGTGGATGGCAGGGGCCGCCATCGCTTCCCGGCGGGGACGAGGCCAAGGAGAAAGCCCGCAAGGAATGGGCCACAGAATTCATCAAGGAATGCATTCGGCGCGGCATCGAGGCGGTCTCAATCACCGACCACCACGATGTGACCTTTGTCCCTTACTTAATCGAAGCCGCTAACCTGCAATTCGAAGGCACGCTGGTTTTCCCTGGCGTCGAAGTCACCTGCAACGACAAAACGCAATGCTTAGTGCTCTTTGACCCTAACACGACGCCCGATACATGGGGACACTTCTTGGGCAAGCTGTCCGGTATCAGCCAGTCGCCACCTGCAGCTCCCAAGACAGCGACTACCAAGAACGCCAATATGACGCTGCACGATCTCTTCGACGCCGTCGAGGGTGACACGCTGCTCAAAGAGTCATGCCTTATCCTTCCGCACTTCAGCGATGGTGATGCTCACAAGCATTTGAACGAGGACGGATTCCACGAGCGGTTTGCGACTTTGCGTTGCGATGGAGTGTACATCGAGAAGCCGTTTTCCGCGCTTG